AGATTATATGGAACTGGCATAAAAACTTTTCTAAGTTTGCCACCATCAGATGCTTTAAATGTTTGTGTTATTCCACCTTTTCTTGTTGCGTCATATGCAATATTAGTTGTTTCAAATGACATTCTTGGTAATGTAATCTGAACTGCACGATTTAAATCTGGTTGTTGCTCTAATCTTGCTAGGAATTTTTGCATAGGACCATAAGCAAGAGGCACTCTCATGTCACTTGTTTCTTTTCCAGCACCATCTTTATGACGAATATGAATGTCATTAAAGATCGTACCAAAAGAAATTATGGTTTTTCTGAGTATTTCGTGGTAATAGTATTGTCCTAACATTAGAATGTACCGAATGGATTACCTTCTGAGAAATCAAGTATATCATCTGCTTCAGTTTCGATGATTTCATTTGATTCAAAAGTTGTGTCTTGATTTTCTTGACTAAAGAAATCTAAAGCATAATTTGAGAATACTGTAGATCCAAAGGAAATAGAGGTTGTAACACCAGTAGTATTTAACGATAAAGTACTTATGTTAATTGTACCTGCACCAATACTTGTAACAGTTGCACCAGTGCCTATAACAATCATTTGTCCAAATTTAACTTGATCTAATTCTTGATTTAAACTAATATTGGATGTGTTAATACCAGTTATTAAAGTAGTGGTTATACCAATAGTTCCTGATATAATTGAGTCTGAATTAAAGAATGTTGATTCAGTTGCTTGAATAATCTCACCAGGTAAGAATGCTTTTGTGGTTGTTCCTATACCAACGTTTGATATTTTAAGTATCTTAGTATCAGTATCCCATTCCTTAACTCTTGCCTCAACACCAGATGAAAGTCCTTTAACAACTTCACCTCGTGCAAAGTTACCCACACCATTGATTAGTGTTGGATTTGCTATTGTTACTGTTGGTTGTGCTGTGTATCCAGCACCTGCGTTTCTAATTGTAATATCTGATATTGTATTATCTGCAAGAACGGTTACATCTGCAACAGCTGATATAGTATTATTTCCTGTAATTGTTACTACTGGTTTTGCTCCATATCCAGCACCATTATTTGACATGGTGAAGTCAACAATACCAAAGTTACTTAATTCAACAGCAGCAGTCGCAGCAGCACCTACACCTCCACCACCTGTTATGGAAACCAATGGTGCTTGTGTATAACCTATACCTGCATGTGTTAATTGAATTCTTTCTATTGAGAACACACCACCCCTTGTTGTGGTTATAGCAACAGCAGTGGCATCTATATTACCTGCAGCAAATGGAGCAGTGGAAATGGCAACATTAGGAGTACTTGTGTATCCACTACCATCATCATTCAATGTAATTTGACGAATATATCCTTTATTGGATACATTCAATTGTGCGTTTGCAGTTGCAGTTACACCAATTCCCATTAATTGTAGTGTGGATATGTAACCTAGATCCTCAAGCTGTGAATCAATCTCTTCAATATCAGTATCAAATACCTCATCCTCGTATTCAAAGAGTTCACATTTAAGTTGATATACATAATTCTTTCCTAATTGATAGAAAGGTTCTTCATGTTCTACAAATTTAACTTCAAACAATCTTGATCCAAGTGGAAAAAATATAACATCACCCTCACGAGGTCTTGTTGATAATTCATAATCATCATCAGAATTTAAAAATGGCGATATAAAATCTTCAAATCTTTCTTTTGATATAGTAAGAGTAAGTTCATCTCTTAAACTCACACCAAATTTAGTCATGATGTCTCCTTGACCACCATAACCCTCATAAGTGTTTACATATGCTTCTAATAAAAAATTATCATCAAAAGCAGATGATTGTACTTCTTTAATTATTGTTTGTTTTCTTACAAATTTTCTTGGAATATAAGTTACTTCAACACCATAAATTTTGAGTTGTTCATTTATTAAACTTTGAACAAGCCTTTGCTCACTCTGAGATCCTTGTAGAAAAAAGGGATTTAATGCCATCGATCATTACCCTATGAAATCAAGAGGTGGTAATTCATACTCAAGCATCATCTTCTCTTTGATTCTCTCTAAATCTCTTTCAGCATCGTCATATATTTCTCTTCCATTCAATTCTAATCCACCTGGTAACTTGACTCCTCTAAACTTAATTAAATTTTGTCCCCATTGTCTTTTAATTAATGCAGTTAGATATAATTTTACAAAATAATCATTATAAACCTGATTGAATGTCTCAGGATCTAATGCTCTTTGACAATCTATCACTAAGAAATTACCTGCTTTCTGTGCACCCCAATCAATATCCATGTATAATCTATCTTGCCTTTGATTAAATCTTACTTGTGCTTCAGGTGTAAGTAAGAAATCAATATCCTCAAGACGAGTTTTTGTCATACTATATTGAAGAAGTTCAACAGAGTTAAAATAATACAAATCATTTAAAAATAACTGGTATTTAATACTAAACATGCTACCAGATATCGAACTGGTATCAAATTTAAATATTTTATGCACACCTACAACAGATTCAGGTATTTGTAAAAAATTTGAGTTTTCATAAAATGTTGTCGTGGTAGTTCCGTAACCAGGTATACTTGTTGATGTTGTTGTAGTGGTTACTATACCTACACCTGTTTTACTATTAGGAGTGCTTTCACCAGCAACATCTGCACCTATTCCTCTATCAATATCTCCTTGAGTAATTTCATACTTAAGATACATTCTCTCAACACCATCAAAATGACGTTCGTTGAAAAGTTGTATTGCATCATCTACTAAGTCATCAACTTGATCATCATCAACGTTTATCTCCAAGACAGGAGCACCCAACTTCCTAAAACAGTAGTCAATTAATTGTTGTCTAGTTGCTGGTTTTGCCATCTTCTTCTTCGATCTCTGCTAATAGATTTTCGTATTTTTCTTGGAATTCGAGTTTTTCTGCCATCAATTCTTTTTGTGCATCTAAATGATCTTGAACAATCGTTTGTAATTTTGCTTCAAGAAGAATATTTTGGTTTGTTAATGTAGAAATCTTTTGGTTATAGATTTTTATCAAAGCATTCACATCAACATCATTAGTTTGTGTCATAGTTTAAAAAGTCCCGCCATCGAGAGTATCTGTCCATTTTGGTATGCCAGAGGCATTAGTAGTAAGTACAAAGTTTGAAGTACTTATACCAGCAGCAGTGCCAGCAGCACCAACTTGCTTACCTGTTGTATCGAAGTAAACGATACCATTTCCAGTGGTATCATAATCACCATTCTGGAAATATATTCCTTTAATATCTAGGAAACCTTTTGTACCACTTACAAGATTATTGACTATTGTTGCTTCGGGAATATACGTAAATGATCTTTCTGGTGCGTTACTTGCATCACCACCTAAATCGTGGTATCCAAAGAAACCTGTCTTTTGATTACCAGCACCTGAACTTGTATTATAACCAAATGCGACACCTCGATCAGTGTTCGTGTCAACATTTGCTGTGACTGTTAATTGAGTTGTAGTTGCAATACCACCAACTTGAACAGCATTAGTAATTGTAACCAATGCCTCATTCAAATCATAAGTTGAAATTGTAGTACCACTTGCTATATTTGTTCCAGATATACTATCACCTGTGTTAATACCAGCAGTTGTATCAAGTTTTATTGTACTAACACCAGCAAGTGCTGTCATCATAACAGTTCTTGTGCTAGTTGTAACACCCAAGTTGATTATTGGATCATTAAGATTAACTGTAAATGAGTCAACTGTTGTAGTTGTACCATCAACTTGTAAGTCACCTTTAACAATAACTGTACCTTCATTACTTAAACCATCTGGATATGGGTCAATATACAGCAGATTACCATGACCTTGCTTAGTTGAGATGATATTAGATGAAATTCCAACTCCACCTATTCTTGCATCAATAGCGTTGAATGTTCCTCCTGTTTGGAACATATCACCTTGGAAAGTTGATATACCAGTAACTTTTAAGTTACGAATAGTCATCTCATCAACAAATAAATCGTCTTTGATATGAAGATCACCACCTACAAATAAATCACTAATGAAAGTACCGATACCTGTAAATGTAGATACACCTGTTACACCTAAATTTCCACCTATATTAACACTCTTCTCTATACCCACTCCACCTTCGACTACAAGAGCACCATTGTCCTTTGTAGATGAATCTGTAGTATCTGCCATAATAATTGATACACCAGCAGCATACGTCCAATCAGCACCAGTTACCTGTACTCTATCAGTTCCATTCTCATCATATTCTATTTTTGCATCTTTACTATCACC